TTTGAGATGATATTCAGGTCTTTTAGCATAATCTCCACTAATCCAAGTCATTCAAATATAATTCTTCTCTTCTTATTAGTTAATGCTGATTGAACTGTATTCCCATCACTTTTAACTTTGATGCTGAATGCCGTATACTTTTGTTTAACATCTATGTGAAAATTGGTTACGTCTTCAGCATCATCAATTATTCCTAAGGACCGAAGATGCCACTCAAGGATGTTCTTCAACGTTTCCGTAGGGAAGAATTTTTCCGAGATGACTCTTGAGTTCATAATCGAACTCCTTTTCCTTGAGAGCTTCTGTGATATAGCGTTTGCTCTCTCTGTGTGTATGCCCATTTGTGTGTTCTAATTTGAGGCGACGACGTTGTGCTCGATCCTTAGGATGTCTCATAGCAATCCACCGGAGTTGGTTGCGGAACTTCGAGAAAACCTTTTTGAACTAAGAATTCTAATACTTCTTCGTGCGTCAACTCATTATACTCAAATATTTCGTCCAGAGAATAAGTTTGTAATATTTTATTCCAATTCATTTACAATGGAAAGACTTTCTCCAATTGTTCTACAGAACATGCTCCACTTTGTAATATTCTAGTGATTGTAATAAACGCCCCAAACCATGTACCTAAAAAGAATAAACCAATTGCTGCTAAGATGAAGAGAATACTTGTGAGTACTTTTTTCATGTTATAGTCCTTTCATCCACTCACGGGGGATTGATCCGATGGCATACTTAAAGCCATACCGTGTAGCCCATTTGATGTAGGCTTGTTTTTCACAGTAGAAGACAAGTCTAAGATCCATTTCTGGATGTTGCTTCTTTACTGCAATTAGCTTACGCTTAGCCTCAGGTCTTAAATAACCTTTAGCTTCTACGTATATCTTACCTAGTGGAGTCTCTAAGATGAAGTCAGGAATGTAATGCCCTGCAATGACATAGGGCACTCGCTCTGCTTCATATCTTAATTTCAGTCTTGCTCGACGTATCTGTCGAGCTAGTTTCTTTTCGAAAAGATTTCTCAAATTTACATCTTACAACACCATCTATGTTAGGACATGAGATAGGTTTGCCAAAATTATTTAGATCATACCCCATTCCGTAGCGTTGACAGTTCGGGTATGTGCACATATGTATCAACGGATCAATTATATATGATTTATTCTTCATTGTCAATACTTTCTCTATGACATTTAAAACCAAAGTCTTCACAGAAGTACTTTCGATCTTGAATGTCTCTAGGATCGAAGTCTTGACGAATTACCCAATGGCATCGATTACATAGTAATGCACCACGACCGCCATTGAATTTAATTATAGCAAACTCTGCCATAGCGATCAACCTCTGTTATCGGCCCTTGCGCATTGAAGGGACGCTTTGCGACGTGGGTGAGGTACTTCGGGCCATCAGAATAGAGGAAACATCGAAGCGTAGGGCAGCAAGAGTACTTCTGTGCAGAGTAACTTGCTCTAACGTCCAAGCTAATGTTTCCATTGACTCCAAGTGGCAATGTTCCACATTCACAAAGTGGCGGTATATCACGTCCAATGATTTCTTGATATTTGCGAATTCGGTTTGTAATACTTTCTGGTCTGTGTACATGCTCATACATCTCCATGTGACCTGAGTCACGATTAACTGCGAAGAGATATCCTTTATCTTTTACTCGGACAAGATGGTCTTCAGCACTAGCAGAAAGATAACCGTCAAGCTGATCCAGATAACCGAAGGTATCCGAGGTGGCAAGCGACCCTTTGAATTTGTCCATGCCACGGCCAGAAGCAGATTTAACATCAACCAGACAGCCATCAATAACACAGTCACGATGGCCTTTGACCCCCATGTAACTGATTTCATCTTGCTCTCCTGTGACTTCATGCCCACATGTCTTTGCAAGAGCAATTACTAAAGCTTCAACTAAATGCCCGTAGGCAAATTTGAACTGTACCCAAGGAGGTAAGAGTTGATCTAATTCGGGATGATGTATGGAATACCATAAAGCCCTCGGGCATCTATCGCCCATTTGAGATAGACGAAGAGCAGATTTCCGTTCCGAAGACTTTATCCCAATTAAATTGGGAAGAAAGAAAGGCTGCACGGACTCTTGCCAATTCTTCTCGGTTTGTAAGAAAGTATATATATCTGTCTTCAATGTATGAATACTAGTCATGATAATCTTTGTTTAACTTCCTCGTGTATTGTGTCGAAATGTATTGGGGTATAATTGCGTGTTTCTACGCAGACATTAATGTAATGTGGGTCGTTTAATACAGCATCGTGTGTATGCCCGTGTATATTACAGTTGCCCCACCGTATGGACTCAAGTCTTTGAGGAATGTGACTCATGGTCCAGGGAAGTTTATTTGTTTCGGTTACACCTTTCCAGAGTTCTACCTTCTCAAAGAGAAAAATAAAATTATCAGTCATGATCTTGTCGTGATTACCTAGAATAAGTCTTTTATGTCCATTAAGACCTCTGAAGAAATTAAAGAATGTTTTTGTGTAATCGAAGGTTACATCACCTAAATGATATACATAATCATTAGGCATTACAACTTTATTCCAATTATTCCACATCGTCATATTCATTTCATCAGTAGAATTAAATGGGCGAAGTGGAGAACCATCAGCTTTCTTGAACATCGCCCAAGTATTTCGATGATAAAAATGTGTGTCTGAGATGACCCATTTCTCATGTAGCATTTTTAACTCCGTTCAAAATGCGCGTGATCATAGATCACTATCATTGTATCACCTGTGTGAGAAGTTGAGAAGTCCAATAAAGTATTTTAATGATCAACTTAAGGATGCCATATAAAGCAAAACCAAGAATTGGTACTAGAAGCGGAGAAGCAAGAGTAGTCCAGAACAAAGCTTTACGAATGGTAATGACTTTATCTTTCGAGTCTTTTTCTTTTTTCTTCTCTTGATCTTTCTTACGTTGATCTCGGTTCTTACGCCTACGTTTAGGTCGATGACCTGGTTGAGGTGGTCCTCCTGGTGGCGGAGGAAAGATAGAATAGTTGACGGTATTCATGCTTTACTCCTTTCTTTCATGGGCCGGGGAGAGGACTTATCTGACTATGCCTCTCCCCTTATGATGGCCCTAACTCTTAAGGTGGCCTCACTCTTCTTTTAAATTGTCCCAGACGATGCATACAAAGCTTCCTATTTGAGTGCATCATGTTCTTCTCCTGACCTTTGAGATGCCTTGGCAGTCTTCTGTACTACCAACCTCGCTTAAACTTAAACCCATATGGTAGACAGCCATTGGGCGTTCATTACGGCAAATCCCCTCAACGCTAATCCGGCGTCTATTAGGATGTATGTAGATTTCCTTCCGGTAATGTGTGTAAGTAGCCCATCTTTCTCTTACTGTTTGGACCAGCATGGTTTAAGAGTTTGCGTCATGGGAAAGCAATACTCCACACTCTGGTTAGATAATCTTTCGTATACTAAACCTTCCCCTCGCGGGCTTAGGCGCATGTTCACAAAGAGGCTTACAAGTTACGTTTCCCAGCTTGGTCCGACAGTCCAATGACTCGGTTGCCTTGCTATGTGCGAAGGGTACTTACGCTCCTATGCTCCATATAGCTATCCCCTAGTCCATCACTTCTGGGCGCTGTAGTGAACTTTGTACACGGCTCCTGGTTCCTCTCCATCCTGGCGGAGGTTAATATGTCGGAGATTCTTTCGGGCTTTTCACATTGAAGCTCAATTGCTTCGTAGTGTCTTCGTTACCACATTCTTCTGCTTACACCCAAGTGTCGTGCGTCACTACGACATATACCGAGTTTCAATCGGTTGCGTACACTTCCCTTTGACATTCGAGGATTTTAATCTACTGATTATTATCCAACAAGTCACGGCCTCATTTAGAGGACTCGAACCTCAAACCGTGTTATGAAGTCACCTCACTTCACTTGTGCAGAATGTGAGTTACCGACACTCACATATTACTCGTTGTTCACCGGATGACAATAGCCATTACAGAGTTGAACTGCCACACGAGTACTGGAACTGCCTTTGTCTTAGATCAGGGATCACTGTTTCCGCCAACTTGCATGGAAGACTTAGGTACATTTAGCCTTTTTAAGGAGCGAATTAAGATTGGCTCCCGAGGAAGCTGCCCTACTTGTCCACACCTCATCTATCTCGTACTCTATAGGTCTGTTCACCACAGCAGCTAAGAGGATGTAGAGATTTCATACAATACTGTGCGTGTATACCATTTCACCACCCGTGTTCCAACGAGCTAGGACTTGAACCTAGAAGAGATTGTTACACACCAACCTCACACAGTTAATTGTCTTCAGTGTGTCCACCCATTTGGTTACATCCGTAGGAGATACGGATTGATGCTAAGTACGTTTGCATTACCTCTGAACGCCTTTGTGCGACCTGTCAGGCACATAAGTTACTCATGCATCTTGTTCTCGAACCCGGTTATCTTTTAGTCCCCATCAAACCGGACGAGTTATAAGACGGATGTGCTATGGCATCCTTGGTACGAGGGGAGTCCCTCTAAGGTAGCACCTCATGGCACTCTGCCATTGCGGCTATAGACCAACGACAGCATACTATAGCCGGAATACCACATAGACTAATCTGCCGAACCCTCTACCGACTCTCTCTACAGTGTCAGCTTGGCCCGTGAACTTAGTCTTGTGTGGTATGTGGATAGCCCAGGCGTGTGGAGGCACACCAACTAGTTTATGCGTCCTTTTTCCTATCCATCCATAGTTGGTTCTGAATGATTAGGACAGTGCATGGATCGGGTTACCGATATAAGCACACTGACACACCCAGGCTAAGGGAAAGCTAGGCCGGCAGACGCTTAGCGACCACACTCGCCGGACGCAAAAGCGTCCAGCTAGCCTAGCTATTGTTTATTCAGTAAGGTTCATCTCTTTGAGAAAGAGACCATCTAAAGGATCAATCGTATTTTCTTTTGTCATACCTTCTAAGTAATATATACAGCTTAATAGTTCAAAGTATAGTTTCATTTGGGCATAACCTTGGGTAGTAATTTGAGCTTGGCATATATGCCATACATGGTCAATTATCTCACGCTCTTTTTCATTGTTAATATCTAACGCAGTTAGATGATTTAACGTATGTTGAACTTCTAAACCTGTATCAAGGAAAGCTTTGATGTCTTCATTAACATTAATATTTTTTTCAGAAATATAATAACTTAATAAAGAACGTACATGTTTATCTAAAATCGATGATGCATCTATTACAGCATGGTAAGTACGAGTTTTACCTACAAATTTATTTTGATAGCCGAACCAGAACCATTCGGAGTCTGTAAGTCTCTTTACACCATCTACCGAAACTCTATATAGATTTTTACCAGGAGCGTAACATAAAGCGTTAGATACAGTAGGAGATGCATGTAATCCGCCGGTACATAAATTAGGAATATGTTCAGTGGTATGCGTTTTACCTAAGACAATCTCCCGATTATCCCCGTAACGAAGACGGTTATTATCTGTGGCAAAGAACCAACCTTTTCTACTTTCAAATTCAGGTTTTGGTTCTTTCTTAACTTTATTAGTCAATCCAAATTTTACGGTGGATTGTTTTTCTATATTGCTTTTTTTGGTCATTAATTTGTTCCAATTGTTCTGGGTAAGACCCCACCTCCTCCATGCTTCTTGCACGTACGACTGTAATGAGTCGCTCAACACGGACTCGTTTGATGCGTCTTTTACGGTTTCGTCCTTTACAGACGAATTTGTCAATGTATTCAATTACAACAATCCTTTCTTTCCTCCACATGATCCAAATAGATTTATCTAAGGAACTCTTGTGACTGGTCATCTGTTCCTCCATAAATGGATAAGAGGTGGCTGCTTTGCAAGGCTACACCACCCCTTCCTAACCAAGCAGACACTCTTGGTTAGTTTATCAACAGCGTAAGTGACCTTACAAAGTAGTTATAGTCACTGGTACTGTAGACTCTACAGGAGCAACGATAGCTACGGCTTTATAAATATTTTGGCTTTCATCTCTCCTACGAGCAATCTTAGTTGCAGCTTCAATAGCTGCATCTAAAGTCTCATAAAAATCATAATCGTAGAAGTACGGAGTCTTATTAATATCCATTTGTTTTATCCTTTTTGTGGAGGCCATGGTTCCCATGGCACAGGTTGTTTATGTAAATCGCCTAATTGTTTTTGTTCATCTTCATCACCTGAAACAGCCGGTTGATACGGAACTAAATTATTTACTTTAATACCTTCTAATCTAATGGCTGCACCTTGTCCACTTCCACCGTACGTGGATTGCTTTGTGTAAGTATAAAATGAAAGATGTGCTGTAACATCAGAACCATTGCCTATAGCAACACCTTGAGGCCATGAGTTACCATCTTTATCAATTACAATCGGGGGAGTCATCTGAGTTTTGACACCTCTGAATTCTTTAGAGAGAGGACGTGCTAGACGAACGTATTGTCCATCCTGGTCCATCTTTAAAGTATTTAGAATGCCGCCTTCTTTAAGTTCAGACCAAGTATTTAAAGAAGGTTTGTCTAAATAAAGAAGTAAACTCCATTTGCCGAACTTATCTGGCTGGACTAATCTAATAAACTTAGCCTTACCAGAGAGATTAACTTGCTTAGACGGCATTGATGGTAAAATCCACAATCTTAGAACCTTGGGGAAGATCGAGATGAGTGGTGAGAAAATCTTCTGTAATCATACCAATGTTATCGACATTGATAACGGTGGCAATTTCTTCTGGTAACATACATGATACTTCTACTTGGTATTGCATAATAAAACTCCTTAATGAGTTATTTGATTTAAGTATTCTTCTGCCTCTTTAATGTGTGAGGCGCCAATTGGTCCCTATTGTGTAAGTTCCATCATCTAATTGGTAGGACCCAGCCAATGGACAATGTAGATTAAGTTCTATTCCTGTATCGACTAATGCTTGATGTTGAGCTTGTCCAATCTTCAAAGCGACATCCATGTTATTAATGCACTCTGTCTGCCATTCATCATGGACTAAGTTAACTAATTGAAAGATAGAAGACGAAGGGTAGTACCGTTCTTTAAGACGGATCAACTCTGGTTCGCTTTGAAGTTGATTGAGCCACTTTAACGTAGATTTCTTCATTACTACCGCTTCGCCATTCTGTAGATAACCGGACATAGCGAGGTGCCGTCGTTTGCTCTCAGTATCTCCAGGTATCCTAACTTTTCTACCGTCAAGCCCGATAAAGAAACCATTAGCCGCGTCATTCGGTATGATCGTTTCCTTAAGAAGTCGAAAGCCTCCAAATCGCTCCATAATACGTGAGAGAGCCGTTCCAGCTTGTTGTCTGCTACATTCCAATATCTCGGCAAGCTTCCCCAATCCCGCTCCGAGTAACATAGCGAAAATGAAACGTTTTGCAGCCGCTCTAGCTTTACATACGTCACCCATAATATTCTTGTTAAGGGTATGCGGATCGCCGGCAGTGACGGCATGTGTGAACTCCTCATCGTTGATGTAGTGTGCGAATATTCGTAGCTGAATGCCTTTGGCATCCGTGCCTACTAACAAACGGTTCTTGGGGGCGCAGAAGAGGGAGCGCATTTCACCCCCAAGAAGCTTAATGTTTCCTGAGATATCCTTCTCGTTGGGGATATTAGCCATGTTAGGCGCTTGATGCGCCATGCGATGAGTCCAGGCACCGATTGATTGGAACTTGCCGTGTATACGGCCATCTATGCCCGAAAGACCAATCCACTCGGTAAGTGTTCGGCGCCTAGACTCATACATTATTCGCTTGGCTAAGGTCTTTGCGGCTGGAGGAGCCTTGGCAGGTAAAGTATTTAAATTAATCTCATTAACTTTCCAACCATATATATCAAATTTATTGTCTTTGTCAACATCTTTATTACGTAAATTACCTTTAGTTTTATCTATAGGTTTCCATCCTGCTTCCCACAATAGGTCTATCGTTTGCTTAAGGCTATTGGGATTGAATTCTACCCAATGGCCATAAGTAAATGGTACACCTACTTTGTAGTCAGAAATCTTATGTCGTAATTCTTTAGGTATGTTGATTTGGTTGATGGTCCCAAATTTAGTGGCCTTAGGAGTTATCTCACGGATGACCACAAATTTTGGCGGAAATTTTTTAATATCTTCATCCAGTTTAGATATCTCAACTTCCATTTTTGCTAATAATGATTTGGCAGTAGTAACATTGAAGCCAAAGCCATTATCATGAAGATCGTTGCATACCAATTGAAATGCGTGTTCAAGCCGTATTGCAGCATGTTGGCTAGCATCAGCCAAGTAAGAGGCAAAATGCTTCCAAAGTAGAAGAGTAATTTCCACATCGCGAACACAGTAGTCCTCCAATTCTTGAGACCATTGAGAGAAGAATGTCTGATCTTGAACTTCTATTTTTGAGAGACCAAATTCTTCCCCGTAACTTTCTAAGGAATGGGAAGACCGTGAATATACTGTGAGACGAGAAAGTATAAGAGTATCAGTACAGTCTTCAGGAGTAAAACCCACACCCAGAATGCGCCTAAGCACAGGAAGATCATACCCCAGGATATTATGGCCCACCCATAGATTGATCTTCCTTGCAAATACTCTAAAGCTTTCCGCTTCATCCAATGAGCGATAAGGATGATGAACATGAAGCTCTCCTGTATCTATGTCTTTTGAGACTATACACCAAACTTGAGTAACCTTTTCAGGTTCTTTAGCATTCGCTTCAATATCAAAGATTATTCTCACAGATGTATACCGCAGTGGTAACACTTTGGAGGCCAAAGTATTACAACTCTGCGTTGACAGTTTGGACAAGTTGTAAGTATATCACTCATATGTATTTACTCATGTAAGTTTTATAGATTTCTTTATTACGTTCTAATGAAATGTCGTAGATATGAGACCTGCTCGTTTCCATTCGTTTGATGTATAGGTGCAACTGTCTCATATCGTACCAATCAGCCCATTCAATTGGGCCTATCAGATTGTTCGATGGTAATAAGTTTGTCACTGTCTTCATCATTGATTATAGCATACTTTTCAAATACTTTACAGAAGGCTTTAGGGTCCACAAAGAATTCTTGTACCTGTGCTTTACCATCAGATAAACGTATCCAGCGTGCTTTCTCCAGATGCTTTAACACAGTGCCTATCTGAAGTACGAACCTAGGTATTTGCGGCGATCCTGGAGGTTGAGACCCAGGTATATCGAGCATTTTACAGAGGAACTCTGTTCCTTCTGGAAGTGGTGAAAGCCAATCTGTACCTGGAGGTAATATTCCTCCATCCATACCTATTAATGATCTATTAATTGGAACAATATTTGTCAATGTTTCTTCTTCCTTTTCTAATTCAAGTGTTATCTTTTTCATTTCGATTACTCCGGTAATACCATTTGCATTTTTTAACCGGATTTCTACACCCACTTGTGTTCCATATTTCGTCTAATATAGATTTTAAGGTTCTATTCTTGGGTAGATAAAATCCTATTTTCTTTTTCTATAAACGACCAAGTAACATTGTCAAACTCCAAGCTGTTAAGAGGTCCAGTTTTACCACCCCACCTATTTTTCGATACAACCACATTAACAGTATTCTTAATCTTTTCATCTGCAGATACAATATCTCTGAATAAATCAATACGATTGTTGGCAATCTTACTAATCATCCTAGAACCTCTTGTGAGACCTTCGTCATTCACATGAGAGACGAAGATCAGAGCGAAGTTAAGTTCGACACACATCATCTCTAGCTGGGTAATGATGTAGTCGAGGGTGGTTCTTTCTTTTTCTCCGGCTGTTCCGCTAACAACCATACCGACATGGTCCAAAAGAACATAGCCACATTGATGCCCAGCGACGAGATACCTAATAGTGTCGAGTAATACTTCTGGATCATCTGTCCCAAAATGAGAATAAATGAAAAGACGGTCAGTGCGCCGAACAACTTCTTCCACGGCGCTAGCCGCTTCGCTGTCGTTGACATTAGCGTGAGGTAAGTGAGCAGGACATTTAAGTTGTAAGCCCGCCATCGCTCTAAGGTGTCTGTCCTTAGGTTCTTCCAGGAATATGGCTGCCACATTGTCGTCAGTCTCCTTCAAGAGTTGATATTCAATGGCGTGCATTACCTCAGTTTTACCTACTCCTTCTAGAGCGGTGATGAGATAACTCTCTCCTTTACGGATGCCATATAGCGCATCATTCCAAGACTTCCAAGGGAATGGAATGCTAGGTGCTTTAGGTTTGGAAAGTTCAGCACGGAAATCTTCGAAGCTAGAGATGATGGTTGTTGGTAAGTATTTCTTAGCCTGCCACCATATCTTACGTAACTCGTCTGAACATCCATGCTGAACAAACTCGTTAGGATCTTTGAACCTACCGAGTTTTACCAAAAAGACTTTACGAGGATCAAAGAGCCGTGCCACAGTTGCTGCAGCATCAGACCCAGCGGTGTCCTGGTCAAAGCAGAGATATATACGCTCGTATTGGTCAAGCCAGGATCGAGCGCTAAGACAATCAGCCCTAGCACTAGAAGCGCTTTGGACAGAAACAACAGGTACTGTTTCCAACTGGGCTTGCGGTGAACTACTAAATAAGACTCCGCTTCCTCCGCTTCCTGCGGAGAGACACTCTGAGAGGGTGATAGCATCTAGTTCTCCTTCTGTTATGGTCACATATCTATGTGCACCAGGGGAAAAACGATCCATTCCAAACAGACCGGGCTTATGTGTTCCTTCCCAATAGAATTCTTTTCTGTCTAAGTATCTAATCTTAGTTCCTCCGGTAGGGTAAGGGAACCCAATAGATATAGGTTCACCGGAGGAACTAATGCGAGTAATGGCACCATATTTGCGAAAAGCTTCTGCTGAAACCCCTCGCCACGGCAAGTATTCGTAAGTGAAAGACAAATCATTAATACCTTGATTAACAAATGTAAGTCTATTACAAGAGAAACAAAATCCGTGTCCATCTTTGTGGATGTGATACGCATCACTGGAATTACACCCAGGTAACGGACACGGAAGTTTAGACTGTATCCAATCACTCATCTCGCAGTCTATTCCGCTCCCATACGCCATTGTGAAATATCATCGTCCTTTTATGGCAATGGATACAAGTGAGTGTTTCACCTTCGATAGGAGCGACGTATCGCTCTTTAGCATCTTTGCTGGCTGTTTCCACACAACAACGGTATAAACCCCCGGATCTTATCTTAACTAACATGTGTAGAAGTCTCCTATCCAGAACGATTTAGGTCGGGTCAGTTTGGCTGGCTTGAATAAATAGCCAGCGTCTACCGACGTTTCATCGTTATTGAAGTATTGTGGCGAACCCACATACATCCAAACCTTCATTGGGATTACCGTCATTTCTGACCTGAATGAACTGAGTTTAAACTCTTCATTCACTTGCATGATGGTCTGTTGTGGGATGAGTATGTCCATTCTTTTTCGAATGAACATTATACCATTTTGCATGATCGTGTCAATCTTTAAATACTCCGTGGAAGGTAGTATTTCGAGAATTCCGCGAACACGCGCTGTGGGCGTACGTTGGTACGCACCAGCATTAAATGGATCAGCCCAAGGCGGGATATCGTGAGATGCCACATCGTTGGGCTGAGCTTCTAAGGCTACTAGATGCGGAAGCATCGAGCCTATGTCTTGTTTCCATACACGAAACTTATGATCGGTGAAACCGATCGCTGCTCCGTATTCGAATTGGAATAGATTGTAGTTGAATAGAAGCCAGAAGTCACGTTTAAATAGCTCTTCACAATCCGGTGTGAACTGGCTTTCAGCCAATGCTTCTGTATTCCAATCTAACAATTCTTCTTTCAACATGTAACCTCCTTTCTTGAATAAGGCAGCCCACAGT